AGCCAATTTTTAGGGCTTATAACAATTATTACTTGCTTATTCATCGTATTGTTATTGATTGCGAATAGCGAGCAGAAAGCACGACGACAGAAAGAAGAACAAGAAAGACTAGATCAAGCAATTATTGAAGTTTACCAACAAGGCAGAAATCAATTCAATAATATCGCACGCATGAACATTCGCAACTGTGACCGTAAGTTCACTTACGATACAGAAAAACCAGAAGGTCTACGTGAAGAGCTACTAGCTCTACCATATACAAAGGGGTGATTGAATGTATATATGGGATTGTGGATGTAGAGATTGTGGAAACACATTTGAATACATTGATAGTTACCCAATCATCGAATGTCCGAAGTGTGGGAGCGATGATTTAAAGAATGAATTTAAAGGGAGAGCCTATGATTAGTAGAGAAATGAACTCAATTGAAATTGAAGTTTTAAACTTGATTATTAATAAAGCCAGTTTTGAGAAACCTATCACGGCAAATGATTTACGAGGCGAGACAGGATTGTTAAAACGTCAGCTTGAACAGGTAATTGAAAGCCTGAGAGTAAACTTCAAGCATCCGATCGTTGCAAAGAAAACGCAACCGAGCGGGTATTACTTACCACGCAATGAAGAAGAACGACAAGCCGGACTTGCACCATACAAAAGACAAATTTTAACTGAACAGAAAAATCTTGCGACTGTTATGGCAGTTGATTTAAACGAATATTGGAGCGCATAGAAAGATAAAAGGTAAAAGAAAATGACAAATCAAGTAGCAGTAAAAACAACGGGAGATTTCTTAACAAATCCGCAATTATTAAGCGCAAAAATCGTCCGACAATATTTAGATGCTTCCGGAAAAGCAAGTGACGAAGAATTAGCGTATTTTATCGCAACGTGTAAAGAACGAAATTTGAACCCGTTCACAAAAGAAGTATATTTCATTAAGTACGGAACAAATCCTGCACAAGTAGTTGTTTCAAAAGATGCGTTCATGAAACGAGCAGAACAAAATCCAAACTTTGACGGGTTTGAAGCTGGTATCGTAGTAGAAACACAAGACGGAGAAATCAAGCATATTTCCGGAACAATCCATAGTAAAAACGATACGCTTTTAGGCGGTTGGGCTAAAGTTTACCGAAAAGATAGAGGATTCCCAGTTGAAGTTGATGCAGATTTTAAAGCATATAATACCGGCAAATCTATGTGGTCGAAGATGCCAGCGTTGATGATTCGTAAAGTTGCGCTAGTGTCTGCAATGCGTGAAGCATTCAGCGAAAATGTGGGTGGACTTTATACCGCAGACGAAATGGAACAATCACAGCCTATTGATGTAACACCACAAGAAAGCCGTGAGGAAGTCATGAAACGCAAACAAGCACAAATTGAACAGATGAAGCAAGAACAACCAAGAAAAGAAATTGAAGCAGAGAACCAAGCAGAAGAAATTCCATTTTTTGTAGAAGAACCGATTGAAGAAATTGAATTGCCGTTTACATAGAAAGATTTTGAAACATGAAAGAAGCAGAAAAAATCAACCAACTAGAAACTATCAAAATAAATTTTGAACCCGCCAAGGTCGCATTTAGCGACTTTGGAGCGTTTGAAAGTGGTATTGAACAAGCTATCGCAAAGTATGGAAATTTTGACCTAGAAGTTAACTCGATTGAGGAAGTCAAACAAGCAAGAACTGACTTAAACAAATTAAGTCAAAGTCTAGAAGAACGTAGAAAAGAAATCAAAGGCAAAATCAATGAACCGTATGCAGAATTTGAAAAAGCATATAAAGCACCTTATAGCAAATTAAAGGGCTTAATTGATACCTTGAAACAACAGATTGACGGATATGAAGAAAACCAAAAAATCTTGCGCAAAGATACAGCCCGAAATTGGTTTAAAGAAAAAGCTATTGAAGGCAATCTCAATCCGGATATTTTTGAACAATACCTTGATTCATACACAAAAGCCGGTCAGTTTAAAAAAGATAGCTTCCAACTTTTGAAGAAGACAGAAACAGAATTAGAAGAAATCGTCATTGCTGAATTGCAAAAGCAAAATCAGAAAGACCAAGACATTTCAATTATTAGTAGTCAATGCGCAACTCATGAACTTGGCCCAGCTACTTATATTAGAGCGTACGAAAGCGGGCAAACCCTTGCAGAAGTTCTTGAAAGCATCACAAAAGACGTTGAAAGCGCAAGACTATTCAAAGAACAGCAAGAAGCAAGTATCAAAGCGTATGATGCTGAAACTGGCGAAGTCATTGAAAATGAACCAAAATTTGAACAAAAGAACAAAGGTAAATATGTAACAACAATCAGATTTTGGTTTGACTTGGAACAAGCGAAAGACTTCAAAGAATGGCTAGATGCCCATGATATTGATTTTGAAACAGTGGAAGGAATGAAAAAATGCTAAACAATGTATCACTCGTTGGCCGTCTTACGAAAGACGTAGATTTACGTTACACCCCGTCTAATGTGGCAGTCGCTACATTTACCCTTGCAGTTAATCGCACGTTTAAAAATGAAAATGGAGAGCGTGAAGCTGATTTTATTAACTGCGTTATGTGGAGACAACAGGCTGAAAATCTTGCAAGCTGGGCTAAAAAAGGCGCATTGATTGGAATTACTGGACGTATTCAGACACGAAGCTACGATAATCAGCAAGGGCAGCGGGTATATGTAACTGAAGTAGTCGCAGAAACATTCCAACTATTAGAAAGCAAAGGTCAGCAAGGCAACCAAGGGCAACAACGACAACCGCAACAACAAGCGCCTGACTTTTCACGACAAGGCGCACCAATGGATATTTCAGATGATATGCTACCGTTCTAAAAAGGTTAGATTATGGAAAAACTAATTTTAAAATTTGAACTTGATAGAAAACAGATGATTTCAGCGAATGACAGACTGCATTTTCAACAAAAAGCTAAAATCACAAGGTTTTTACGACAACTTGCGCATTATGAAGGGCGGAATACTCTACTAGATTACTTTGGCTTACCCTTTAACGAGGAAAAGCCTTGTAAAGTGATTGTTTGGGTATTCGCCCCGACCAATCGCATATATGATCCGCCGAACTGGTCGCCAACTAGCAAAGCGCTTTTAGACGGCTTGACCGATGCGAAATTTTGGACGGATGACAATTATCACGTTATCAAGTCAACGGATTTTAGACATGGTGGAAAGTCAGGAAACAAGAAATATAGAATTGAACTTGAAATCGTAGGAATGAACGAAAATGAACATAGAACAACAAATGATTGAATTGCTAGAACACTCAATCGAGCGAGCAGAAATCAAAATCGAAGAACTGAATAAACCAAGCCAGAAATCATCGGTACAAATGAGGTCAGTGGAACGTGAATTTTGGCGGAAGAAAATAAAAAGATACAAGGAACAGTTAAAGGAGTTAGAAGGATGAAAATAGAAGAATTGATTGAAAAATACGAGTATTTGAACCACGACTGCTTCAGAAGGGTTGATACGTCTGAAGTTTTGAGAGATTTAAAACAACTAGACGAACCCGAAAAAGTCAAAGTTCCGCAGTCCGTGGCGGATTGGTATGAAGAGCATAAAGATGATTTTGAATTTAATGTTTGGGATTGGATTGCTTTCAGGGATGAGCTTGAAAAATTAGAAAATAAAGAGTTTACTAGCTGGATTAATGATTGCGAAGGCAACCCTATTCAAATCCTCGTCAGCATGCACCAATTCGGCTACGAGGTCGAGAAAGAACCGAAGTATCGTATCTCTATGCCAAAAGCAAGAAACCACAAAAACCATGCTCAGTTTTTATGCGAGAAGGACGGTAAAATATTTTGGTGTGGTGAGTGGTATCCGTTTAGAACTAAATTTACCCGCAAAGAACTAGAAGAAGCAGGTTTTGGCTGGGTGTTTGATTGTCCAGATATTGAGATTGAGGAGGTTGAATGAATGAATAAACAAGAATTGATTGAGAAAAATGCAAATTCAGATAGAGTGTATGGTGAAAAAAATTATGTTGCTTTGGAAGATGTTTTGGTTTTAGTGAAACAACTAGACGAACCGCAGAAAGTGAAAGTATCTGAAGAAGAAGCGAAATTCCTTGAAACGTTTGATTTTAATTGTGAAAGTGATGTTACAAAGGCTTTATATTATATTTCAAGAGTCGGTTTTGGTTATTATTTAAAAAATAACGATGGCATAGAATTAAAAGGCTTGAGTGAGGGATTTCGGGATTTAGAAAACAGAAAAAGATTGATAAGAGCTATACTTTTCGGCTACGAGGTCGAGAAAGAAAAGCGGTATCTTGTGAAGATGAAGGATGTGGATTCAAGAACCAACTATTTATACTATGGGTTGGGGTCAAAGTCATGGTTATTTAAGACAAAACTTATTGATGGGCTTTTTAGAAAAAGTCACACCCGCAAAGAGTTAGAAGATGCGGGCTTCGCTTGGGTTCTTGATTGTCCAGGTATTGAGATTGAGGAGGTCACAGATTGAAAGATGAAAAAGATTTTATTCTAGCTATCGAAAATTTAGAAATCGATATTTTGAAAATAGCCGATGAACTAGACGGTTATGAGTTGAGCAATATCAAAAGACATGCAAGGGGGTTATATGAAACTCTTGTATGGTTGCAGTATGCGAAGGAAGAGGTGGAAGGATGAAACGACCAAACAGATACCCTTACACACGAAGTCAATGGGATAAAGAAACTGTTACTTATTACACAAATACAGACGAAATTTATTTTACAAGTCGTATTTCAAAAAATAGACTCACTGGAGAAATTAAGAGCAAGGAGGTGGAAGAATGAGTGAAAAGGAATTTACCAAAGAAGACCTTAAAAATCTTTCGCATGATGACCTTATTAGACTTGGTGCATCATTGACAATAAAGCATTTGGCGGATAGTCTTGAAAAAGATGAGAAGGAGAAGGAGCAAGAAGAATGAAAAACACACTAATTCGCATCCTTCTAGCTTGGTCGCTTGTCGCTACTTACTTACTATTCATGCAGCGTGAAGTACAGAAACCCTTGCTAGTTTATCACACTGATAGTAAATACGCTATCACTGGCAAGGTGGAAGAAAAACGAAAAATTGGAAAGCTATTTACTATCACAGTAAACGGGAATGTTTTCGTGGTGAGTGAAGAAAAATATAAAAACATTGAAATAGGAGATGATATTGAATTATGAACACACTAGAAAATGTAAAGCAATGGTTTATTGATCGTGACCTTGAGAATGGTGGACGATTAGACAAGCAGTCACTCAAACTCAGTGAAGAATTCGGAGAGCTATGCGCTGGCTATCTCAAGAAGAATGAGAAAGTCATGAAAGACAGTATTGGAGATTGTGCAGTTGTTATTGTCGGTCTGGCCTTGCTCATCGAGGAAGACGTGAATCAGATTTTCAAAGAATCTGATAACATCAGAAAGAAAGATGTGATGGAATGTTTTACATCAATCAATGCAAACATTAGTGAGTTTCAACTCTCACAAGGGTTTGCTAGTAAGGAACTATGCAGACACAATCTAATACGCTGTATTGGATATCTGAAGAATCTTGGATACGATTTTGATGAATGTTTTGAACTAGCTTACCAAGAAATTAAAGACCGCAAAGGTCGCTGGATTGATGGTTCATTCGTGAAATGGGAGGACTTGCCAGATGAACTACGAGCAAAGATTAAATGATAATCAGCGTAAACGATTTGCTTTTATGTTGAAGCAATTAAGAGAAGATAGAGGTTTGACAATTACAGAATTAGGTGATAAGTTAGGCTACTCAATCGCAAGTATATCTTTTTGGGAGAATAAGAAAACAAATCCTAATCTATATAAAGTTAAGGATGTGGCTGATTTCTTCGGAGTTCCACTAAATATTTTAATAGGGGAGGGATAGATTGACGGATATTGAAAAACGATTAAAGCAATTACCTTATACGAATATTAAAATCAAGTCATTACATAATGAAATCATTGGTCTTAGGTCTTCAAGTGTTAAGGGACAGTCGTTTGATAATATGCCTAAGTCGCCATCGAATAATAATCAGACTGAAGATATGAATATCCGTGTGATTGATAGGTCAGATGAACTCTACGAGGAAATTGCAGGGTTGTATCAAAAACAACAAGAAACAATCAAATGGATCGAGAATTTAGAAGACCCTATCGAGAATATCGTCATGCGCTTACTTTATATCGATGGTCTATCTTGGAATGAGGTGCAGATACAGTTAAGATGCAGTCGAACGACTATTAAACGGGTGAGAAGAAACGCTATTAAAAAAATGGCACTAATGGCACTAAATGGCACTAATTAAATGGTATTATGATAGTGTCAGCAAAAGGCTGAAAGACTCCTATATATTTTTTACTAGAGGGCATCACGCCCTTTATGGCGATGAAAGGTTCTATAATCTCTTTAATTTTAAAATGGTAAGCTCTCCAAGTTTTTTGTATCTCGGTTCGATTCCGAGCATCGCCTTATGACTGCAAAAAAATAAATTTAAAAAGACAATATACTATTGGTTCTCCGCAGGGCTTTGCAGTCGCCTTGCATTTTTTAGGGCTTAGCCTAGATAATCTGTGGTAACTCAGGAAAAGGATGTTTTTTAATCTATCAAACTTCCTGCCAGCAATGGTCATTCTAAGCAATTCAATCTTAACTATTTCAGTTTTGGAATAGGTAGGCGAAGTTAAAGCAGAAAAATTCCAACGACAAGGTGTTGAGGAAATGCAAACGTGGCAGTTTGGCTGTGAGACGAGTCTATAAGAGGAATGAGGTATTTTGTTCGAGGTGCAACAAGAGCTTAATACCATATCTTACAAAAATCGGGTGCCTCCCAAAAGTATGTAAGGTAAGTCGATTGTCCGCAAAACGATCGATAACAAGCAGGCGCTGTGCATTTTGTTCTTCAAAAGAGAATGAAACACATGGCGATGCGTGTCTGTGATAGATGAAAGATGATTTTTATATTGTAATGCTATTTAAAATAGAAAAAATTCAAAAAAGCAAAAGTCATCGCCCGTCGTAAATGAAAGTGTACTTCGGCAATTAGATTGCCTACTCAAGTCTCGCAAGGATGAGAGTAAAGTCAAAGAGTAAAGCAGCTTAGACTTTTAGCGGGGTCTTCGTTAATTGAAAAATGGCTTAGTAGTTTGCGATGTAAGGAGTGATTGGTCTAACCAATCGTGCATGAGTGATACAAGTAGGAATATTTGTGGACAAGATAATAAACTATAAGTTATCAAAAGTCACTCGTTTAAAGCAGTAGTCTCATGCTGGTTAATGGATATATGGTAGACGGATGATGTCACAGGTTCGAGTCCTGTCGTTCCAATTGTATCTCTGTGAGTAGCTATCACAATAGGGGTACAGGGCGGTAATTAGATTTAGGCTGATTAACCCGTAGGACAGAGATAAAGTAGCGCTATATAAGGCTCTGGTGGGGGAGGCACCCACTTACCGCATACAGTCACTCTTTGAGTGGCTTTTTTGATTTTTCGAATGGAGGTGGTGGAAAATTGAACGAAAGACAAAGACGGTTTGCAGATGAGTACATCATCACAGGAAACGTTTATCAATCAGCTATAAATGCTGGTTATAGTGAAAATTACGCTAGAGCAAGGTCACACGAACTGTTGGAAAATGTTGGCGTTTCTGAATATGTCAAAAAAAGAATGGAAGAACTCCAAGATGAAAAAATCTTGACGCAGAAACAAATTCTTATAATGCTATCAGAAATTGCTTCGGGGCAAGCTATGGAAACAACCGTTGTAACAACTAAAGTTGCTGAATTGAAGTTTGACCCGATTTCAAAAAAAAGCGTAAAGGTTTATAACGAAATCCCTCAACTTGTCGAGTACCCGACAAAGAATAGCGATAGAAATAAAGCTTTGGAATTGTTAGGCAAGCGATATAGTATGTGGACAGATAAGCAAGAAATCACTCAAAAAACAATCGACATAAAGGTTGGTGATTGGGATGATAACGAAGAATAAACCTAAAATCAATATCATTATTGATTATCCAAGCCGTGTCTTTAATAAGCATATCTTTGATAAGCTATACGACTATTCTACCTTTACCGAGGTTCATTATGGCGGTGCATCAAGCGGTAAAAGTCATGGAGTGATACAAAAGGTTGTTTTTAAATCTTGCCAAGACTGGAAGCATCCACGCAAGGTTCTTTTCTTGCGAAAGGTAGGCGCAACAGTTTACGACTCAATCTTTGAAGACGTGAAGCAATGCTTGGAAAAATGGCAGTTGCTTGATAAGTGCAAGGTTAATAATTCAGCATACCGCATAGAATTGCCAAACGGCGCACAGTTTATATTTAAAGGTTTAGACAATCCTGAAAAAATCAAGTCAATCAAAGGCATATCAGACGTAGTCATGGAAGAAGCGTCAGAGTTTACGCTTGATGATTATACACAGTTAACTTTGCGTTTAAGGGATAAGAAACACTTAAATAAACAAATATTCTTAATGTTTAACCCCGTTTCTAAAGTGAACTGGACTTATAACGCCTTTTTTGTGAATAAACCTAAAAATACAGTAGTTTATCATACTTCATACAAAGATAATCGCTTTTTAGATCAAGTCACTATCGAGAATATCGAGGAATTAGCAAACAGAAACGAGGCATACTACAAAATCTACGCTTTGGGAGAGTTTGCGACACTTGACAAGCTGATTTTCCCTAAGTATGAGAAAAGGCTACTTAACAAGGAAGAATTGGCGCATTTGCCCGCTTATTTTGGCCTTGACTATGGTTTTATCAATGATCCGTCAGCTTTGCTTCATGTAAGGATAGACGACGAAAACAAGCGTTTATACGTCGTAGAGGAATTTGTTAGAAAAGGCTTGACGAATGACAAGATAGCTGAAGCGATAAAGGCGCTAGGATATGCTAAAGAGCAAATCAGAGCAGATAGCGCTGAAAAGAAATCGAATCAAGAATTACGAAATCTTGGTATTCCACGAGTAATAGACGTTCAAAAAGGTGCTGGCTCGGTTATGCAAGGTATTCAATACTTGCTTCAGTACGATTGGATAGTTGATGAAAGGTGCGTTAAGTTGATTGAAGAACTAGAAAACTACACTTGGAAGAAAGATAAAAAGACAAACGAGTATATCAACGAGCCAGTAGATAGCTATAACCACTGCATAGATGCTATACGCTACGCTTTGCAAGATAGGATTTTCCAAACAAGAAAAGATGTGGACGTTGACAAAGCAATCAGTAAAATCAATAAGATGTTTAGGAGGTAGGAATTGGACAAAGTAAATGAATTTGAACATGGTATAGATACGACCACAAAGACAAGGTTTGACAGTCTATACTTTGTAACAATCGCAAACGAGCAATTCAGATATGTTTCAAGTGATGAATTGTTAGGGACTGCAAACGGTAAGAAAGCCTTTAGAGATATGATTGATACTTTCTTTAGCAGTCAGCAAAAGCGCTTGAAAGTATTATCATCATACGCAAAAGGTGACAATTACAGTATTTTGAACGGGCATAGACGACTTGACAACGAGAAAGCAGATTATCGAGTACGTCATAAGTGGGGCGGATATATCTCTAGTTTTGCAACAAGCTATGTTATCGGTAACCCTGTTTCAGTCGGTATTTTAGAGGGCGCAGACGAGAAACAACTTAAAACTATTCAAGAAATTGAGTGGAACAATGACATAAACGCATTGAATGGAGATTTAGCACTTGATGCTTCAATCTATGGGCGTGCTTTTGAGTATCACTTCCGAGATAAAGACGGAGCAGATAGAGTAGTTTCTATCAGTCCACTTGAAATGTTTGTGATCCGTGATTTAACAGTCGAACAAAATATCATTTGCGCCGTTCATCTTCCAGTCTTTGCGGATAAAGTGAACATGACGGTATATACTAAAGACCAAGTTATCACTTTTAAGCCATTTTCTAGTGGTTCGATAAAATTGGCAGTCGATACAATCACGAAACACGAATATAAAGACGTTCCAGTCGTTGAATGGTGGAACAATCGCTATCGCATGGGCGACTTTGAAAGCGAAATCCCGTTGATTGATGCTTACGATGCAGGGCAATCTGACACTGCAAACTATATGTCAGACTTGAACGATGCGATGCTTGTTATCAAGGGAGATCTGGAAGCTATCAACATAAGTGATGAAAAATTCGCTAAAATGAAAGACGCTAACATGATGCTACTTCAAACAGGAATTAGTGCAAACGGACAACAAACAAGCGCAGATGCCGGCTATATCTATAAACAGTACGATGTAAACGGCACGGAAGCGTATAAGAACCGTTTAGCAAACGACATTCATCGTTTTAGCCGTATTCCTAATCTTGAAGATGACCGCTTCAATGCTACTTCATCTGGAATTGCTTTGCTTTACAAGATGATTGGACTTGAACAAGTCAGAAAGGACAAAGAAACGTTCTTTACTAAGGCGCTACGTCGTCGTTATGAATTGATTAGTAACATTCACAAGGCTATCAATAAGCCTTTAATCGAAGCTAATAAACTAACATTCACGTTTCACCCTAACATTCCTCAAGACGTATGGAATGAAATCAAGGCTTACATTGAAGCTGGCGGAGTAGTATCACAAGAAACGCTCATGAACAATGCTAGTTTCACAGACTACAAGACAGAGCAGTCACGCATTTTAAAAGAAAGTGGCGCAAGTGACCATGAAATCATGCAGTTAGTAGGTGGCATGAATGAGCAAGAAAGCTGATAACAGACTATACAATGCAGAACGTAAGGCACAAGCTGAACTAATCAAGCGTGATTTAGACCGTGATAGGATAATCACAGAGTTATACCAAGAAAGCTATGACCGACTTCAAGCACAGATAGATAAGTTTTATCTTGGATATGCTGGACGTGAGGGTTTGACAAAGCAAGAAGCTATGAAGCGTGCTTCAGAATTTGATGTTACGAAGTTTGCGGAACGAGCAAGAAAAGCCGTTAAAGAGAAAGATTTCAGTCATAAGACTAATTCTTGGTTACGAGTTTACAATCTGAAGATGAAAGTCAGTCGTTTGGAACTTTTGAAAGCTGAGTTAGGGCTTGAAATTAACAGTTTGACAAGTAACCTTGATGAAGTGTTTGACAAGGCACGTAGAAGCGAATATTTAGCCGAATACAAGCGTCAAGCGGGTATCTTGGGTATTTCTTCAAGTGGAGCGAAAAAACGCATAGAAGCGATTTTAGACGCTGATTTTTACGGGCAGTCTTTTTCTAGTCGTGTTTGGGGTAAAAATGGACTTCAACCACAACTCCAAAGAGATGTTTTCGCTTCATTAAACCGTATCTATACAGATATGAACGGTTATCAGAAAGAAATGAAGATGCTTGCTAATAAGTACGGCACAAGTGAATATAATGCTAAACGGTTGATTAAAACCGAGATAGCAAGAATAAATTCAGATACAGACCACGCTGTCTTACAAGATAACGGCTTTACACACATGATTTTCGTAGCTGAAAGTGGCGCTTGTGACATTTGCAAGCCGTTAGATAATACGGCAGTACCGATTGACAAGGTAGAAAAGGGCGTAAATATGTTTCCTATGCACCCTAATTGCAGATGCTCAGCTTATGGACATATTGAAATGAAGTATAAAGACGGAAGAAGTACGCTAGACGAGTTTGAGAAATGGAGCGAAAGCGAAGACAATATAATTCTTGAACAAACGGGAGAAAACAACAAGAAATCGTCATCAACAAGATCAATAACTGGAGAAAAACAAAAATTATTGTCGTTTGAAGATGATGAAATATTTGAAGCGCAAGACACGGACGATATTGATGCTTTCTTTAACGAACAACCGAAGTATAAAAAGTGGTATAATGGACTTACAGAGGAAGAAAAACACGCTATCTATTCTTACACTACAAGCGATTATCACGACTTCAATAATATTAAACGCTTTGGACTTGATAAGGCGCTTGAAATTAAGAAAGAATTTTGGCTAGATGAACATGGCGAAGCTGATTTAGAATATGCGTTGGAAGAAGTTAGGAAAACAAAAAACAAAATTCCTATACTTGAAAAAGCCTTGTCAGATTTTGCGCCTGAAAAAACTTTTAAAGCGTATAGGGGAACGGGTTCTGTTTCAGCATTAGGGGAAGATTTAGGTTATTTAGATCTAGAGGTTGGACAAAAACTTTCTTTGGACAAGTCGTTTACTTCATTTAGTTTAGACAAGAACTATGCTAGAGAGTTTGCTCGCGACGGAGACGGCGCAAATATTCTGTTTGAGGTTACTGTTAAGAAAGGTCAAAAAACTGGCGCTTACATTGCCGAATTAGCAGATTTCAACCCCGAAAAAGAATATCTTATGAAACCTAACTTGAAATATAATGTTATTTCTAAAACAGAAACTGAAGACGGATTGCTTGTTTATGGTTTGGAGGTGTTGGAAAATGGGATTTGACAAAGATTTTATAGATAAGGTTTTTTCTACCGGAAAAGATAGAGTAAATAGGTCTATTTTTGTAAAACCGGAAGAACTTATTGAAATATCTGACGAAGATTTAAGCTATTTTGGTGATGGCGTCTTTTATTGTTTGCCTCGTAACCAATATATATTGGACAATAAAGATAAAATAAGAAAAATCTACAACCTATCTAAAGAAATGCCAAAAATAAACGGCATTCCTTTACCAACTTTTTTAAAAATGAGGGCATGGGATAGAATTAGAAAGACCAAGCCAACCTTAAAAGAAATTATTGACATGACAAAAAAAGAAAGCATTTAGAAATTCTAAGTGCTTTTTATTATGTTCAAAATATTTAACCGTATGGAATCCCGTACGGTTTTCTTTTTGTCCAAACCGTGCTAAAGACATTAAAAGTTGCATGAGTTCGGGGGGGTTGCCCGTAAAAGCGTAGAAAGGAGCCAATATGGCAGAAGAACAAACACAGACGGTTGAACCACAAACACCGGAAACAGTAGAGGAACACGCTAGCACTCCGAAACAAGAACCGGAACCAATGGTAACAATCGCAGAGATGCAACGCAGACTTGAGAAAGCTGAAAAGAAACACGCTCAATCGACACAAGAAGCGATTGCCAAAGCTTTGGAGAAATACAAGGCGGAAACTGAACTTTCAGGCAAAGAACTTGAAGAATACCGCAGAAAAGAAGCCGAGGCAGAAAAGCAATCACTACTTGAAAAAATCGCTGGGTTAGAGAAAGAACAAACCAAGCGAGAATTGACTGAAGAAGCTGTTAAGACCTTATCAAGTCGTAAGTTGCCCGTTAATGATCGTGCCCTTGCTTTTGTCGTAAAAGACACGGCAGACGGTACACTACAAGCTATTGCAGACTTTGAAAGCATTATTAGTGAAATCAAGTCTGAATACACACAATCAGAACCGCCAGCAGTAAGTACGGCGTTTGGTGGTTCAAAAACACAATCGAGCGGAGATATTTTCCGCAACTCAAGAATTATTTAAAAGGGGAAATATAAATGACAATTCAAACATTCACACCGGATAAAGTTTTGGTATCAGAAAAGAAAGACGGAACTTTATACAAAGAATTTACAGATATCATCATGAAAGAAGTTGCTAACAACTCACTTGTAATGCAACTTGGTAAATATCATGAAATGGACGGAAAACAAGAAAAAACTGTTTACGTTCAAACAGACGGCGTTTCAGCTTACTGGGTTAATGAAACAGAAAAAATCAAGACTGACAAACCTGAAATTGTACCAGTTACACTTCGTGCTAAAAAACTTGGTATTATCCTTGTTGCTTCTCGTGAAGTACTCAACTATACATGGGAAAAATTCTTTGAAGAAATGAAACCACAAATTGTTGAAGCGTTCTACACTAAAATTGACGAAGCCGGCTTACTTGGTTTTGAATCACCATTTGCTAACTCAGTAGCTAAGGCTGCCAAAACCGCTGAAAACGTTATTACTGGTCCGGTAAACTATGAAAATATCTTGAAACTTGAAGATAAGTTGCTAGACAAAGATGTAGATTTCAACGCTTTTGTATCTCGCTTGTCAAACCGTTCAGCGCTTCGTGATGCTCGCGACGGTGACAAGAAAACAATTTACGACAAAGACACAAACAAACTTGACGGAACTGTCGTTGTCGATATGAAATCCAAACAATTCAAGAAAGGCGATTTGTTCGCTGGTAACTTTGACAACCTTATTTATGGTGTTCCTTACAACATTAACTACAAGATTTCAGAAGATGCTCAAATCTCAACAATCAAAGGCGCAAACAACGAACCAATCAACCTATACGAACAAGAAATGGTTGCAATCCGTTGCACAATGGACATTGCGGTTGCAGTAACAAAAGACAATGCGTTTGCTCGCTTGACTGCTACGGCTGAAAACGTCTAATTAAAAAATTAGAAAGGGGAGTCAATGGCTTATATAGTAACTAGAAATATTATTGACACCAAAGACAACAACCGATTTTATGAAGCGGGCGAGGTTTATCCTCGTCATGACTTAAATGTGACAGATGCTCGCATTAGAGCGCTTTTGAAAAAAGGCGTTATCGAATCAAACGGGGAACAAGGCGATATTGTCTTGCCTAAAGATGAACCCGTTGAAGAAATCGAAGAAGAAGCAGGGGAATAATCATGGATGATACCCAACTTGCAAAAATCAAGCGTCGGTTGGGTATTGACCTTGCCGACACTAAAGAAAATGACTTGTTAAATGATTTAGTTGAAGATGCTGAAAGCTACTTCAAATCACTTACTGGTTCGGTTTATATCGAAAGTAAGTATAATTTCATGATTGAAAATGTTGTTTATAAACTCTATGGGCGCAAAGGTTCGGAAAGTGTATCGAGTGAAACAGTTGACGGCTATTCAGTAACCTATCAAGACTTTGACAACTTATTCAAGCCTTACATGGCTATTTTGAATAAAGATTTTGGTCTTGACGGTTCACAACGTCAACGTGGAAAGGCAATCTTTCTATGAAAACTCCGCACAGAATAACGCTCGTAAGAGGTAAAGGCGTTGCTAAGTACAATCCGGAAACGGACACTTACGACAATCAAGCTGAACAATCCGAAGTCGTTCCATGCTTCGTGAATTTCATTCAAAAAGCAAAGGTTTTTGAGTTATACGGCAGTCGTTCAGACGTCGTTATGATATGCAGATTTCAGCAAGAACAGAAACCGTTCTTGTATGCAATTTATGACGGCTTCAAGTATGAACCGATTGACAGCGTAGAAGCCTCTAAAAGCGCCGTACGGCTCAAAAGGACGGTCAAGGTATAAATGGGCGCAAGTATCGAATGGCACGGCTTAGAGAAGCTAACAAGCACGATATATAACGCTCACCCTAAAGCAGTCGAACAATCTATTCAAGTTTTGAAAAACAAAGCTGAAAAAGGAAAAAAGGTTGCTAGAGATTTAGCACCGACAGATACCGGATTTCTTAAACGAAATATCAATGTTTCATATCACGGTATGGAAGCGTGGATAACGGGTAGTGCATCTTATACGGGTTATCAAGAATACGGCACACGCTACATGGCCGGCAAACCACACTTCAGACCAATGCTTGAACAGATTACGCCGGAATTTCAACAAGATATGACAAACGTCATGAAAGGAGTTTTTAAATGACACCAAACCATGATTTATTCAGAAAGATATTTGCTCTTTCTTACTTAAGAGTAGATACTTATGATTATCTACCAGATGCAGATGCACAATATCCGTTTGTATATGTCGGAGAATACAACGGCTCTGATACGCCTAATAATGACTTGTACGGAACAGTAAGGCAGACAGTCCATATTTACGGTACACGGAAGAATAGAAGCAAAATAGACAACGTTTCAGCCTATTTAGAAAATACAGTTAAGTATTTCAAAGAAGGGCATGAGTATAATTTCAATCATTTAACAACAGACAAACAAGTTATTGCAGATAATACAGATGTCCAGCCTTTACTACATATCGTGCTGGACATTACTTTTAGTTATACAAAAAAGGAGAAATAATAAATGGCAGATTTAATTTTGGGGAAAGACGTAATCGCCTTTTTCCGTCGCTACGCAGACCGCACTAAACAAGATGCGGGTAAAGTACGTTTTCAATCTGAACTTTCAATCAAACAAGAAAAGAACGTAGAAAGCACGAAAACTAAAGACGGTGTCGTTAACTCTATTTCAGACGGAGAAACAAGCGGGGAATTTAAGTCACTCGCTTACCGTGAAGACGGTGAAACCGTGAATATGTGGAAAGAAATGCGCAAATGGTTTAAAGCAAATGATAAAATCGAATGCTGGATCGTTGACCTTGGAAGCAAGAAACAAGAGGGTGGTGTTGATAAGTACGACGTTGAATACTATCAAGGCTACTTTAAGAACTTTGAATTGTCAGCACCTTCAGATGATAAGGTTGAGTTATCTTATGAAGTCGCTATCGACGGAAACGGTATCTTGCATACTGACAAATTGACTGAAACACAAAAACAAGCAGTCGCAAGCGCACAATACAACTACCACACACTCGAAAAAGAAACAGACGGGGCAGGCGTTCCGGTTTAATAGTGGTATTTACAAGGGCAATTTATTTGCCCTTTATTTTTTTACTTAAAAGGAGAAACAAAACATGATTTTAAAAATTGGAGAACGTGATTATACTTTACGCTTTGGTCTTGGATTTTTGCGAGAAATGAATAAACTTCATTCTGCTGAATTAGAAGGTATTAAAACTGGCTACGGTGCAATGACATTACTCAATGCTGGACAAGCGCTTAATGATCCAATGGCCTTTGTCGATATTATCAAAGCTGGGACAATAACTGAAAACCAAAAACCAAGCAATGAAGCAATTGAGAAATATCTTGAAGATTTGATTTTGAATGACGAGTACGACAAGACTATTAACGAAATTGTGGCAGAGTTAAAAGCATCTCCCCTACTCAAAAAAGCCATGAACCTAGTCGAGTAAGGGAGAATCAAGGTTCAAATTTTGGCTATGACGAAGCAATAGCACTACTCATAGCTAGACACAATATGACCTTTTTAGAAGCTTCACGGACTACGTTAGAAGAATTTGAAATCTATAACATGGCTTATCTTATTCAACAAGAAGATTTGCGATATCATTCAGCAATCCAAGCGTGGTTCAATCAAACCGTCCAAGCTACCAAAGGCAAAGGCAAAAGCGCAAGGTCAGCTTATAAGACGTTTGACGATTTTTACAATCATAAAGACGAGTTTGACAAGATTTTCAACAAAGAAGAAGTCAAGCAAGTCAATAATAAACGATTGAGCCTTGCTGACAGAAACAGAAGGCTTAATCAATCATTAAAAGAAAGGGGGTAACTCATGGGAGCAAATTTTGACGTTACCGCCGTTTTAAAAGCCAATGTTTCAGATTTTTCTAGTGGCTTGAAAGAAGCGCAAACGTCTATTCAGAATTTGAAATCGCAGACATCTGCAAGTCTTGACAAGATAAGCGACAGTCTTTCATCTTTTGGCGCTTCTGCTATGAAGCTAGGAACTGGATTGACTGCCGGATTGACTGCCCCAGCGGTTGCAGGGGTTACAAAGATTATCAAATCTTATGCTGATCTAGAGCAAAGTTTAGGCGGGGTTGAAACGTTATTCAAAGATAACGGAACAAGTGCTATTGGACTTGCTAAAAAGTACAATATTACGGCACAAGAAGCGCAAAATATGTACGACACTATGGAATCAAAGGGCGCAAATGTTATTGCTAACGCAAACAAGGCTTTTAAAACCGCCGGTGTAAGTGCAAACGACTATATGCAACAAGTAACTTCGTTTTCTGCTACATTGCTACAAGGTTTAGGTGGAGATACTGAAAAGGCTGCGCAATATGCGGATAAGGCACTTGTACAAATGGCAGATAACGCCAACAAAATGGGCACAAATATGTCCGACATTCAAAACGCTTATCAAGGCTTTGCAAAAGATAACTATACTATGTTGGATAACTTGAAACTTGGTTATGGTGGTACTGCTGGCGAAATGGCTCGGCTTGTCAATGAGTCGGGCGTTTTAAACGGAGAGTTTGAAGCGACGGCGCAAAACGTGAAAGATATTCCATTCCATACCTTGATTGAAGCTATCGGCATTACTCAAGATAGGCTTGGAATTACGGGAACGACTGCAAAAGAAGCAAGCGAAACCGTTTCAGGCTCATTCTATGCAATGAAGGCGGCGGCTGAAAACTTTGTCGCTGGACTTGGACACGATGAAGCGGATATTGCCGGTCTAATGGAAGACTTGAAAGACACGATTTTGACTTTCAAGGACAATGTAGTACGGGTTCTTTTAACAATCTGGGATAACCTACCACTTGAGCCGTGGCAAAAATGGACTGGCTTGATTGGTACGCTTGCCGGACCAGCGCTAATTGCTATCGGTGCGGTTGCTTCGGGCGTTGCTAAAATGATTAGCGCATTTCAAGTTATAAGTGGGGCTGTTTCTTACTTATCAGGTCTATTTTCATTCGCAGAGGGTGGAAGTGGTATTTTTAGCGCACTGGCCGGTGCAATCGGGGCAGTAGGTAGTACCGTTCTAATTGTTATCGCAGTTGTAACAGCTTTGATTGCCGTCTTAGTCGGTGTATATAACACTAGCGAGGAATTTAGAAACAGAGTAAATTCAGCGTGGGAAGCAGTCAAGAATACAGTCACAGGCGCAGTTCAAGAAGTTGTTTCATTCGTGAGCGACATCTGGGGCAGAATGACGGCTTGGTGGGAAGAAAACCACGAACTAATCGAACGTGTAGCGACTAAAGTTTGGAACGCTATTAAAACAGTAGTCGAAACAGTGACAAGTTTCTTTGCACCAATAACTGAAAAAGTTTGGGGTGCTATTTTAACGTTTATTTCGGTTGTTTGGGGACTGATTAAATCTACAATAGGTGCTGGACTTGATTTTATCTTAGGTATCATCAAGGCAGTTATGCAAATCATCGATGGCGATTGGTCGGGTGCTTGGGAAACAATCAAAGAAACAGCAAGTAACCTTTGGGAAAATATCAAGAATATCATTCAACAAGCTTTGGACGGTATCGTTCAAATCTTTAGCGGTATCTTTGAGTTCTTAAAAACCGTTTGGGAAACGGGTTGGAACGCTCTTATTACATTCTTAGCGCCAATTTGGGAAGGTATTAAATTAGCAATTCAGACAGGAATTGAAGCAGTGACTACTTTCTTCCAAAACGCACTGACAAACATTCAGACAGCTTGGGAAACAGGTTGGAATGCTGTTTTAAGTTTTATAAGTCCTATTTGGGAAACAATCTCAACCACGATTACAACAGTTTTGACATCAATCTGGACGTTTATCCAGTCAGCTATGAACGTTATCAGCACAGTCTTCTCATCAGTTTGGGAGATTATCAAAGCTACGTTTGCAGCAGTCTTACTTACTATTTACGGTCTTGTCACTGGTAACTTTGATCTTGTAAAAGAAACTATCTCTAACGCTTGGACAATTATTCAAGCACGGACTAGCGAAGCGTGGAATGCTATTACTACATTCTTGTCTGGAATCTGGGAAAGCATTAAATCCGCAGTCATGAGTGCTTGGGAATACGTTAAAACTACTATTCAAAACGCTATTGAATTAACAAAACAGACAATTACGAACGTTTGGAATAATATTGTCTCATATTTGAAAGGTGTTTTGGATAATATCAAATCAAGCATCATGAGTGCTTGGGAAAACGTGAAATCTACTGTTACAAACGCAGTTGAAAATATTAAAAGCGCAGTAGTCAACGGTTGGAATAACCTAGTAAGCACAATCACGGGTGCTGGCCCTCAAATTGTATCATCTGTTTCAAGCAGTTTTAGTAATGCAATTTCAAGTGCTAGCAGTTTTGCAAGTAGTGCTGTAAGCGTTGGTCGCAATCTGATTATGGGATTTGTGAACGGTGTTAGGAATGCCGCTGGCGCTCTTATTGATGCCGTTGGTGGCGCTGTTAGAGGCGCTATAAATTGGGCTAAACGTTTACTTGGCGTTCGTTCGCCATCAAGGGTATTTCGTCAGATTGGTGAATACACGGGCGAAGGTTTCACTATCGGTGTTGACGGTCAAGCTGGAGCAGTTATGAAATCAGTCGGTAACATGGCACAAGGGGCGATTGATGCCTTTACTGGTAAAGACCTAGCCGGAACATTGCAAGGCGAATTAAACGCAGTTGACGGACAGTTAGGGCGTTTGACTGGCTATGATACGTCGGTTGACTTCAACGGTGGTACAATCACAGTCGGGCAACAATCTGCGGACATCGTTCTTAAAATGGGCAATACAACATATAGAGCGTTTACTGAAGATATTACAAGCGCTCAAGAAATGGAATTAACATTGGCAAGCTATTAGAAAGGAGAAAGCTATGTATGGATATTCAAGATTAGAAAAACATAACGAAAACGTGGCTTTCGAGCCAAGCGATAACATGTTAGTAAGAGGTAATACACTAGATAAAATAGTGGACGGATACAGACAATTAACAGTAACGGGTAGAGGTCTGATAGGGCAGTCAGTCAAAACGACCTCTATCGCCGGCCGTCATGGTGTTTGGGTTGAAGATATTTCAGAACCAGAACGGATTTTAGAAATTAAATATCAGCTAACCGCTGACTCAAGCGCTGAATTAAGAAAAAAATTCAATCTATTAAATAAAACTTTACGCTCTGTTTCAGATGAACACGGAATGTTAGAAGTTGCATTCAAAGATGAACCCGATTATATTTACTACGCTATTTTTAACGGAGCAGATGCTATCGAAGAAAACGCACTAACGATTGTTAGCCGTTTTTCTTTGCTAGTTCCTGACGGGTTAAAAAAATCAGATTATAAAAAATCTACTGACGTTGTAACCTTGGAAAACTCTGTTGAAGTCGTACCAAAAAAAATCACCGTGACTACAACAAAGGCAACAGATACTATCAAAATTACGAATGAACGACAAACAATTTCATTCACTGGGTCTTATGATGCAAATCAAGATATTACAATCTTATTTGACACAAACGAGGTAAAAGCCTTGTATAAAAACCGTAGCATTTTAAGTGAACTTGATTTATTTAGTGATTTAGAAAATTTCAAAGTTAAAAATTATGATCTAATCAAGGCTAAGAATGCGACAGTTAAAGAAGTAGTTTGGAGAGATGAAATCTTATGATATATTTATTTGATAAAGACGAAAAACTAATAAAAATCGTCAAAAAAGAAGCTATCAAGACTGCTCTTCAAAAATTCGCTTTAACTACTGAAAAATACGTATCTGACAGGCTCACGGTTGAGATGAAAGAACTGAGCAAGAAAGAATTTGATGCAGTAGAGTACATGGCTATTCAGTCAATCGAAGATGCGCATACTTTTCATTATTTCTATATTGCTCAAAAGTCTTCTGAAAACCTTACTACTCTAATCGGTGTTCAGTCTGGTATTGAAGAATTAAGAAAATCCGTTGTTTTAGATAAAAGACCACATAATACATTTGCTAGACCTATTATTAATGAACTGCTTGCTGGTACTAACTGGCAAGCACGTTTTGTTAGTGAAACAAGTCAACGATCAACAAACTTTTACTATATTTCAACCTTTGAAGCCTTGAAAAAGGTTTGCCAAGTTTGGAATTTAGAAATGCAGTTTTTCGTTGAGATGAACGGCAATAAAATTGGCGCACGCTATATTGATTTCAAGCAACGTATCGGCGAAGCTACTGGGAAGCGTGTCGTTTATGGACACAATGCGCTTCAAATCTTGCAAGAAGTAGAGCGCACCAATTTATTTACTGCTCTTATCGGGCGTGGTAAGGGGGAAGAAGTCAGCGCACCAACGGACGAAGGCGGACACGCTGGTTATGGGCGCAGAGTGACCTTTGAGGATGTCGTTTGGGAGAAAGCAAAAGGCGCACCAGTTGACAAACCAAAAGGGCAGAAATATGTTGAACTGCCCGAAATGACGAAAAAATACGGTATCAAGAACGCAGACGGAACAATGCGAGCTAAAGTTGGCTTTGCAGTCTTTGAACAAGAAGAAGATGCTAACGTTCTAATTCGTCGAACCTACGAGCAGTTAGTAAATGCTGCACGTCCACAGTTGACTTTGAAAACATCAACCGTCTATCTAAAAGGCGTGAATATCGGCGACACTATCCGAGTTGTACGACACGATAAGAAGCTAGATTATGACACCCGTATTTTTGAAATCACGTTTAACCGTTTGAATAACGAATCAAGTGATATCAAGTTAGGCGATAGGATTTCAGAAAGTAACGAAGCTAAAATCCAAAATATCGCTAGTCAAAAAGCGGATGAGCTGATCTCAAATAACTTCAATAGTTTACTTAAAAATCTACCGGACTTTTTACCAACTCCAAACGGTCTGAATCGCAATTGGTACGGTGCGAATGATCCAACAAAAACACACGCTGGAAAAGTCGGTATCAATGATATATGGTTCAAACCAAACCCCGAACACGAAGGTCAAACAATCATGTTAAGGTGGACGGGCGAAGTTTGGGAAGAAATCATCCGAAGCAATAGCGACCAAGAAATTATTGATGAAATCAGCAAGCGTTTTGAAAATCTCAATCTTTCGGGCGTTGACGAAGCCAAAGCCAAAGCAGAAGAAGCCTTGAAAAAAGCTGGCACAAGCGCTGATTTAGCAAAAGAAGCAAATCTAATTGCTAACGATAGCGCAAGAAAATTGAATAAAGTCGAAGAAACGACAACCGATAATATCGTTCGCTTACTTGAATACAAAGAAGAAGTCAATGGACGATTTACAAATTTGTTGGAAAGTGTAGCTGGCAAGGTAAATGAAGCAGACTTCCAAAGAGTCAAGGAAACAAGCCAACTCTATGAGCGTGTTTTAGGTAGTTCAGAGAGTGATATTTCTAGAAATGCTTCACGGCTTGTCATGAGTAGCGAGATATTCCAAACAGAAGTCGGTAAGTACGTTACAGACGATAATAACTTGATTGTGAACTCTATGACGATGGATAAGCACACGCTTGTCGGGAATAACAATCCAAATGTAGAAATATCTGTTAGTGATGGCGTGTTTACGATAAAGGCGCAAGGTCTTACTGGTTATAATTGGTCAGGATTTAGTCTTCCTATTTACGTTAAAAAAATATATAAAGATGAAACCTATACGCTCGGATTTAAGTATCGTATTAGAGAATATCCAGACAGTTCTTTTGCTTTTAATGTCAAGAACCATGGTCTAAATAAAACTCTTACATGGGCGAATATTGGCGAGAATAGACCACCTTTGAACGAGTGGCAAGAGTTCCAAAAAACATTCACAGTTCAAGAAGATTTTGCTTTTGGTGAAGATAAAAACTATCCATTTTATATTTACCTTGCTAAAAATGGTTGGATTGAGTTCAAAGAGCCTATTTTAGTTAGAGGTAGTAGAACAGGGACTTACAAGCCTAGCCAGTTTGATGACGCCTACAAACAGACAAAAGAGGCTAAAGAACTAGCAGAAAATGCTCAAATACAGGCAATTAAAGTGGCTGAAAAGGCTGAGGAGGCAAAAAAAACCTCAGAGGCTACACGGGCACAAATGACACTGTTATCTAACTCATGGTCTGTTAAAACTCTGAATAGCGCTAGTGATGTGATAGGCGCTATCAACCTAAACCCTGACGGCTCAGTTAAAATCAATGAGGGTCTAATCTCAGTCGGAGAAAAAACCTATATAAAAGATGGTGTTATCAAGAGCTCCATGATTGGTAACGCTCAGATTGGTACGGCTCATATTGGCGAGATAGACGCAAGCAAGGCGAATATTATCAATATTTCAGCTAAAAACATTGTCGCAGAGGGATTGACCGCTAACATTATCCGAGGTGGAAAGCTATCGTCTCTCAATGGCGTTACAGATTTTGATTTGCAAACTGGATGGATTGAGATGAACAAGGAAGGTGTAGGTATTGTAAACCATTTCGTAGGCAGACCTATTCAATACCTTGTTTTTGGTGCTGGTGCAATTTCCGATAAACCTGGTTCTTATACCGCTCTAATGTCTAATTCAAATGGTAGGATAAACATGGATGATGGCTCTGCTGGTATTCAAATCTGGAATACAAACGACAATACAACAGCCGTCAATTTATACGGTGATGAAATAGCTATGATGTATAATGCTAATGACCCGAAAGGTATCATTTTTGACAATATCAATAATGAGATTAGAAATGTTGAGACATTGAAGATAAATAATACAATTTGGATAAAAGGAACAAATCTAGTGCAACTATTTGATTTAATAGACAAGAATTTTGCAGGGATTGAAGCTCATTTTAAACGCAATAAACTCGGATCACCGGGACGTTATGGCATCAGAATTTAGAAAGGTAGAACATGAACACAGCAGATAAAGTTATCAATGACTTAGCAATTCAACTTGCTAACAAGACGATTGAATGCGCAAATTATAAAGCACTCTATGAAGAAGCACAAACGCAACTTCAACAATTACAAGCACAAGCAGAAAAAACAGAAGAAAAAGAGGAACAATAATATATGACATTTAAATTGGTAGATCTTGGTCAAACTGGTAAGACTTACCAACCACAAGAGATTTTCGCTCTTGAAAATCCTAACCACGTTGAAAAATTCCAAGAAGGAAAACGTGTCATGATTCAAGTCAACGAACCATTCACTTATCAAGGTCAGACATTGGAACAGTTGCAAGAATTATACCAAAACGGCAAGTTAGGCATTTGGAAATGGACTGAACCAAAACAAGAAAAACCTTCTAGCGAGTTAGATACTCAACCTGTTCAATAGTCATCCATTTTAGAAAGAGGGTGGTTAGATTGGACTTTCTAACGTTAATAGATAAAATTACGCCCATTTTAGTGGTCATTATCCCAAGCTACTTTTCATTAAAAAGCACTCAGAACACTAAAGAAACTGAAAAGAAAATTGGCACTCTTTCTGATAAAATTGAAGACCTTGAGAAATCAACTTCAGAAATTGCTAAAATTGGAAAAGAAAATAATGAGAATTTGACACTAATAGGCAAAGGATTGCAACGATTACAGCGTTTTCGATTGCAAGAAAATTTAAAAAAGGCAATTAAGCGTGGCTTCACTAATCAGCACGAAATCGAAGAACTTTCTAAACTCTATGAAAGTTACGTCGAGTTAGGCGGAAACGGTGCAGTAAAAGTATTGTTTGAGAAATTTCTTGAACTAGAAATCAAAGAGGAAAAACAATGAATAAAATTAACTGGTCTGTACGACTTAAAAATAAAAACTTTTGGCTTGCCTTAGTACCAGCTATGGCACTACTTGCACAAGCATTTGCGAATATCTTTAATTTTTCACTAGAGTTTGGCGACACAGTTGATAAAATTCTAGTGTTTATCAATGTTTTATTTGCGTTTCTTGTATTGGTTGGTGTTGTCAATGATCCGACAACCGCCGGACTTTCAGATAGTGAAAGAGCGTTAACTTATACAGAACCTAAGAAAGACTAGAAAAGGGAAGCCATAAGGCTTCCTTTTTGATTTTTAAATGAAAGGGGGCAACCTTTGAAAAAAGTTATTAAACGACAAACTGGCGTTTGTGTTGACGTTCGAGATAATTCTGACAGAGTGAAAGAGGAATTTTACTCACACGATAAAAACAACGCATTCATCGAGTTACGATTGAACAATGTGAATGCTGAAAAAGTTATCGTCTTATTCCACTTTAAAACGACAAATCGTTTCTTGGAAGTTGCTGGAACGGTAGAAGACAACCTCGCATCTATTCCATTTGATACTAGCTTAATTACAACCGATGAAATCGTTGACGGCTTTGTTTATGCTGAAAAGGTGGTGCAATCTGCGGACATCTTAAAATTCTCGTTTGGCGTTCGTGTGTCAGAAATTGACAAGCACAGCGAATTGCCTATCATCGAGAAAGACACAAAACGCATTGTAGCCCTAACGGATATTGTAACGAAAGCTGAACTAGAAGAAGCAATCAAGAATATTCATGTTGAGGGCGCAACCTATGACGATTCGGGAATTATTCGACGTTTACAAGCACTTGAAACAAAACCTGAAATTGACACAAGCACATTCGCTACTAAACAAGAACTAGAAAGTAAGGCAGAACGTGCTGAAATCAGTCATATTTCAACCGAAATAGAAGCGTTAAAGACAAAAACGGATAAAGATACCGTGTACGACGATAGCGCCCTTAGAGAGCGTGTAACGGCGTTAGAAAACAAGCAAGATAACGACACAATTTATAATGATGCAGAAATCAAGCAACGTTTGGAAGTTTTAGAACACAAACCAAGCGTAAATACTAGTGAATTAGTTACCAAACAAGAATTGGAAGCTAAAGGCTACTTGACCGAGCATCAGAGCCTAGAAGAATATGCTAAAAAGTCAGAAATCCCGCAATCATACAACGATAGCGAGTTAAAAGGGCGAGTTCAACAACTGGAAAACAAGCCGTCTATTGATACCTCAAATTTTGTGACAAATGATGTTTTAGCTGGCAAAGGGTATCTTACTGAACATCAAAGCTTAGAAGGTTACGCTAAGAAGTCAGAAATCCCACAACCTTATAACGATACTGAAGTTAAGCAAAGACTTTCTACTATTGAGCAAAAAGGGGAAGGTTACGCAACTAAAGAACAACTTGCATCTATTCCTAAAACTCCACAAAAATTGACTTTATCAGGAAACACGCTCATTTTGTCTGATGGTGGGGGAAGTGTAACGCTACCAAGTCAACCGACTACGAATGCACCCGCTGGGCAAGTCAACGAGTACGAAATCCACGGGACTGGTATGCCTAATGGGAAAGTCGTAGCACCAGTCGGTACAACTTATGTTGATACCGCTGTTACAAGTGGAGCTCTCAAGTGGATAAAGAGACAAGGAAGCG